GCCACGGGATGAACTTGAACTCCACCAACCAGTCCAACTTGGTCATGGTCTCGTCGCCCTCTTCCCAGTTGCGATACAAGCCCACGACCTCAGAGTTCAACTCGTCAATCATCAAAATGTACGGAGCCAGCTCTCCATCTGAACGCGCATCGTCTTCCATTTCAAGGTCAAGATAGATGTGATAGACTCGACGCTCACCATCGACATTGTCCTCCGACTTCTTACCCTCAATCTTGTTGTTGGCTTTCTGCGCTTTGCTTTCATCGGGCTCCATCGTTGCGCGCACAAAGTCAACGTCGCGGTACAAGCCGATACTCATCCTGCGCTCAAACTCCTGCGTCGTTATATCCTGTATCTCTGTGACTCGCTGCGCGGTGTAGAAGCTACCTGCCGAGAATGGCAACAACACGTTGTCAATAGGTACGAACTCGGCGCATGGGCGCTTCTTCTGCTCGTCGTACCACATCTTCATGTACTGCGAGCCGCCCAGCGGAAGCTGAGTTAGCATTTGCTCCATCTCATCACGGAACTCTTCAATCTGCTCAGTCAGCTGCCAATTCATATAGTCGCGCTTACGCTCGGCTACCTCGGTTTTATCCTCCGTGGCGTCCCCTAGGATATTCGTACGCACTGGTCCGTCAGGCGGGAACAACTCTTTGATAGCGCGGGATTCGAAATCAACGCACGCTTCAGCCATTATTGGATGAACGACTTTGTTCGCGCCTTGGAAGTTTGCACCTCCTGGGGCGTCGTGTCCTAGCCCTGTGCGGCGTAAACCCTCTTCATACTGTTTGTCCCGTTCTTCGCGTGCCTCGCGGTCCTTATCCACGAGCTCTAGATAACGTAGCGCAAGTTTATCAAGGTCATGCGGGTCAAACTCGTCAGCCAAGTTTGCATAGAAGTCTTCATCTTCAGTAGGACCCTTCAGGTCATCCATTCGAACAATAGCCGACCCGTCTGGCATCTCTTCTACGTCTGAGTCCATCTCTTCGGTAAAGTCAACTACTAAACCCTCGGTATCCTCCGGACCTTCAAGGGCGTCCATCAGGGGCTGGGGGAATTCTGGATTGAGCGTAGCCATGTGTTACCTTTTAAATTTCTAGGGCGAAGGAGGTTCTTCGCCGCCGATGCGGAACTGCTTCAAGTCCTCTAGAGTTTTCGCCCCACGAATAGCCTCAGCGGGTACGTTCTCATATAGCGATGAGCCGCCGCTCAGACTGAACTTCTCGTGCGGTAGGTTCTTTTCGTTGAGCATCGCTTGTATTGAGCTCAGAGACTCAGGCGTAAACTCATCAACCTGCATCAAGCTCAGCGTGTTAGGTGCTACCTTATCGGTGCGTCCCATCAACAGCGAGCCGTGCTCCATGTTCAAACTACTAGGATCAAGCGGAGCTACACCTAGCTTCGTTGCGTAGTCTGGATCCATCAACGACTTAGTGTGCGTGTTCTCAACGTCAAACGCCTCAAGATGCTTGGACTTCGGATTGTACCAGAACGGATTAGTGACGGGTTCCGTAGTTAGAGCGGGGAGGGGAGCCGGAGCGGGTAGCGCTTCTACGGGTAGGTACTTCTTCAACGCCTCTGGAACTTCTGGGTTTATTCTGCCTGACCCTGCAGTAGCATCCCAATGCCTAAATAGCTCATTGTAATCTTTGTCAGGCATATACTTCGGTAGTTTTAAACCGAGGTCTTTTGCATGATCGATAAATAGACTATCCAACGCACTCGTTTCGCGTAGACCTGTATTACCGAGCTCGTCAACGAAATTCCAGTCGTTGTTCTGTACGAAGTCCTGCGTGTAGGGGTCGTACTTCTCGACAGGTCGTGCGTTGCCCTTTCCCTTGATCTGAGCGATATTGTATACGGTTCCTTCTTTTACTGGGATACCTCTCTCTGCTGCGTACTTCAGGTATGCTTCGTTCAAACCGCCACGACCGATGCCGGTCTTCATTACGTAATCACCGAACGCGTCTGACTCAGCCCATCCCGCTGACTCCATGAAACGATCATACGCGCTCTGGTTATCAGGCATCGCCTCAATCGTTGCGTGGGCTCTACCTTTGGGGTCTCGCAAACTGAACACACGTGAGCGTCCGGCCATAACATCAGGGCAGTAGCCGCCTACGCAGTGACCCATGGAGTCGCCCTCAAGCTTCAAAGCTTTAGCTAGGTCGTCTGCGTACTTGGGGTCGTTCTCTGGTAGCTTGAGCTCAACCCACTTGTATCCGTCAGGATACTCTTTCATAGTAGAGGTCACTGGACTTTTTTCCAAGAGCTTGGTCATCTCGTCATGTGAGCGAGCAGCTTGGTTAGCTCGCCATTCATTAATCTTAGATACGTGATTGACTACGTCAGACATAGACATACGCTCAAGTTTCGCAGGATCTATCTGCAGCACCTTCGGTAAGTTGTCGCCCAGCGTAGTAGCATTGCGCAGCTCATCGATGATATGATCAAAGCCGAGTATCTTGTTAGGGTTGAAGCTGGTTCCGAAAGAATGTACGACGTCTTCTGGAGACAAATCTTTTAAAAATGGCTCATCAGCACTCTGTATCCTGACGTCTTTGGCTTTGCGGGATTGAATCTGCGCGTCGGTTAGAGCTTCCCAGTCGGCAGCGAGTTGCGATCCGGCTGAGCCTTCTGATGGGTAATTTTGACCTAGGCGATGTTGCTGAGCCCTCAGCCTCATAGAGTTACCGACATCGGGTTCGATGTGTAGCTTGCCCTTCTCGGCCAACTTGAGAACTGGGTCATCTGCTGTACCCATCTCGTTCCGAATGTATTTGTTCAGCTTGGTATCAATCCAATTACCGATAGCTACATCGCCCCTGTTGCTGATACCCAACTCGTACGCGTCCTTCGGATCTATGCCTGCGTTGGGTTTTATGCTCTCTAGGTGACTCTCAACATTTAACCAGTTACCCCCGCCGCCTTTTGGCTTTACAGCGTTGAGCGGCTTTACCGCGTCAGGGATGAACTTCGACAGTGGGCTTTGCGCTCCATGATAGATCGCTTCGTTCAGACCTGAGCCTAGAGCCCTGCCGGTCATCTTCGCGCCCTTCAAGGCAGGACCCGCCAACGGTAGCGCATCTAGGGCTACACCCGTAGGCAGTCCGTATACGGCTCCCTGCTTCACTCGTGCTGTGTTGGGGTCAAACACCGACCCGCTGATATCGTCAGGTAGTGTGCCTAGCAATCCTGCTCCGAAGCCGTACACTTCAGGTTGCTGCTGACGCAAGTATGAGCCTTCGCCCGTCTGCCTGAGCATAGGCGTATTACGCAAGTCACCCACTGCCGGTGTCCCGTACAGCATGTCCAGAAGCTTGGCTTCTTTGGTTTGAGGTTTTCCGCGTGTGGCCATATGGGGCGTAATTATAACGCGCTCGGTTCTGGCTCGTACGTTGCTTCAAAGATCTTGGGCTTCACTGGGTAGTGCTCGCCGCTGACCCCTGTGACGACCCAGTCTCCTGGGCATACACGATGGCCTCCCTCTAGAGTGAGGATCCATCCGTGGGTCACCATCGGTAGGTCACACACAGGACACGTGCGGTTGCCGTTCCCCTTCGGATGTCGGTAGTGGTCAACCGCTTTCAGGTCGCCAAACTTACGCCACTGCATGGCGTCTACTAACACCGGTATCTTACGGAATTTCATACGAATATCCTTTATGCTGCATATGGGTGATACTTCTTCTTCCAGTACGAGGGCTCGTCCTCTAGGTCGTCGCGGTAGACGCCCAGCGTAGACTTGAGGTATCCCATCTGGTTCAGGTAGTGCAGAGCCTGACTAATGGTATCGACATAGTCATCGTGCTCGTCGTTCGGGAACATGGTGATCTCCTCCATCATGTCGTCCGTCCACGTCGTCGGCTGTCCTGGGTATTTCTGTGACTCAGGCAGATAGATGAATCCGTCTTTGATGAGCGGAGATACTACGTTGGCTCGCTGTATCTTGTCGGCTCGTCCTGGGTTGAACGGAGTGACCGGTATGCCCTCGCTCTGTAGCTCCTGCCTCAGGCTGATACCTGATCCCTTGTCCTCAATCAAGATTGAGTTTGCATGCTGCTCCTGCTCCCCATAGCTCGCCATCCACATCTCCCTCGCCTTCTCACGCAGCTCAGGATAGTTCAGACGGTCAGCCCAGCAGTCCAGCAGCAGCGCCCCGTAGCACCGAGTGTCGCTGTCAAAGAACACTCCCCACACCGTGCACGCTGTCCGGTCATTCGCCGAGTCCTTCGTGAACGCAGTGTCGAGGGATATCAAGATGTGCTGGAACTTCGGCGTGCCCTCGGCTACATCCATCAGCCTGAACCACGACTTCTTCCAGATGCCTGCCTCAGACAAGTCCAACAGCTCGCCGTGGATCTCCTGCCTGCCCTGCTCAGTTCCCTCCAACTGCAAGATCTGCGTCTTGAAGTTACCGGACAAGTTGCGCAAGTTCTCGTACGTCGACGCACGTGATATGATAACCCCTTCGCCCTCGCGCCGGATGAGGTCACGCAGCAGGGGGATAGGCTTGGGCGTGGTGGTGATGATGGTCTTGGTTTGCTTACCTAGACGGACGCCCATCTGAGACAGGTCCCACGCTGCCTGTGGTTTCTCCATGGCTGCCAGTTCGTCATACCATGCGTAGTGGAACTGAGGACCGCGATAGCGTTCAGGCTCGGAACCAGGTATACCCTTGATCAGCGAGTCGTTGAACAAGATCAGCTCATGCAGCGATTTGTTGTACTGCTTGATCGCCCATCGCGGTAGAGTGTTCATCAGCCCTGAGTCGCCTTCGAAGCAGGTATCCCTGATGTCGCTCGATGTTGGTGCAGTCACAAGAGCTCGTGTGCCAGGATTGGCCAGCGCAAGCCAGCCCAGCTCGTTCGAAGCGCATTTGGTCTTGCCTGCTCCTCGTCCTGCGATCAGCATCCAGATGTCCCACGGCTTGTTGGTTGGTGCGAGTTGGTACAGATGGGCTGACTCCAACCACTTCATCCGCCAGTCCAGCAGAGCCTGTCCCTCGGGGTAGAGGTCAACTACCCTGTCCAGTACTTCCTGCGGTGTCTGCTTCTTGCTCATCCCTGCGTCACTTGACTCTTTGCAGGGACTTCTTCTCTTGAATGCGTTCCGACAAGAGCTGCTCAATGCGCTGCATCAAGTCGCTCTGCTCTTTCATCTGCTCCTCTTTCAGACGGTCGTCTTTGACGTCAATGGTCTGCGGCATCTTGCGGTGCACATAGTCGAGCAGGGCTCGGGCTGCGCTGATACGATCGTTCGTACGAGCATTACCAGAGCGATACGTCTTGGCGAGGAACTCGATCGGTGTTTCTCCAGTCCTCTGAATCCACGCCAATGTATCTTTGATGTCTTCGCCGACTGGGGGAGGAGCAATGTGCAGCTTCTCGGACTCGTTCCGGTACTCATCCCTCGCCAGTATCATCATGTTGCAGTACTGGGTATAGTATGATTGGCGAGTCATGAAGTTCTCATACGGCTCAGCGGAGCCAGGAGCAGGAGGCGAGGGTACGTCTTCCATCCAGACCTGTACTTCAGCCTCGGTCATCTGAGAGATCTCCTTCTGGAAGCGAGGGTGATCATGCGGGTAGCGGATATTGGTAACGTCCATGTTAAACTCCTTGTGATGCACTGGCCATTAGTTTAACCTGCGAACGGAGCTTCCCGTCCTTCCATCCAATCTTGTCGCACTCCGTGCATGCTCCCGATGATACATACCGATATGAGTAGTGCCCATTGCGGCAGGGCAACCCTGTGGTGTAAGTCTTGTCGCCTCGCTCAACTGCTTCGGCTTGCAGCCTCGCGTTCTCAGCCCGACGGTGGGCGCCACGCGTAGGGTCTGCCTCTTTGATCTGCTGCTTCAACACGCGCACGTCCTGTTTTGCGTGGTCAAGTGCTGCCTTCCTCTGAGCTTCCGTGTTTTGAGCCTTGGCTAACTGGTTAGCAAGGTCGTCTAAAGTCCTCTCAAGACGCACGTTTTCCAGCACCGCAGCATACTTGGCTCGCTTCATAGCGCTCTCCCTCGCTACCCTCGCGTCGTACGCTGGGTCATCACCGAATGCAGGATGATCGTGCTCTATCATACTTAAATACTCCTTATGAGTTATTATAACTCAAAGCAACGAAAAAACTTTTAAGTGGTTTTAAGTGGTTTAAGAATATACTTAGAGCGTAGCCGTCTGCAGTTCTCTAGGCTAAGGACCTTCTTAAACTACTTAAAACCTCTTAAAACGTCCTAACCCCTCTACTCTATTGATTATTATTTCTATTTAAGTAGTTTAAGTAATATTCTAAAGATAGTGAGAAGAAAATGAGAAAAGATTAAAAAAGCTAATGCTAAAGTTTTAGTTTTTATCTGGTCAAATTAACCCCCACCCCACCAAAACCTTCCAAAACACTAAAAACCTAAGCCCCAGCCAAATAATACTTAAACCACTTAAAACACTTAAAACCAGTATAACCAACGCCTCCGACGCTGACAAAAAAGCCCCAGCATGCAGGCTGAGGCTAAAGTTTAAAGACCCACCAACCAAGGTAGGCAACTGCAAGAAGCACCCTTAGTCAGGCAGTCTACCGGACATTGAACGGCTGCTGCATCAGCCTGTCCTAGTTCTTACACGCGTTCCCGCTCTTTCATCATTGCGTCAGCGACAATATACGCTTGCTCCGCAAAGACGTCGGGCGTGGCAGTCAACGACGCGCAGCTAATCATCGCTTGCATCGCTTTTGCCGCAAAATAATCGCGCAGCGTCATCCCGTCTTTGAACTGATCGGGGAATGCAGATTGCATAAGGTCGGTGTTCATAATACTAGTCCTTTCTGATGACGGTCATACATTTCCTCCCAGACGGTGAAGAAGTCACAGACTGTGTAGTCAACTAACGTCTCCTCGTCCTCCAATCCGAACGGCACTACCTGAGCCCAGCCCACCTTTTCGCCGTCTTTATAGATGATCAGTTCAGCGATCTCGACTGCCTCAATCGCGTCAATGATCTTTTTGTATTTGTCACAATGCGTTTCCGCTGGCTCATCGCCACCGTCCCACACCGTGATATCGCCCCCTGTTGCAAGGACGTGCTTGACTAGGTGCTTGTACGCTTTCATGATTGCACTACCTCCACAAGCATTTTAGAGGAAAGTAACTGACCATAATGAGCTATGCTGTACTCGATTTGCTCTAAAGTCGGCTTCTTGAGCATGTAAGCCTCGCAATCTGCTGAACAAAAGCGATTGCCTGCCATCCATTGAAGAACGACTTTGCTTTCAGCGGGAACAACTTCCGCAACCGTGCGGACCACGGCACCGACGCTATCGTCAACGACAACAAGCTGGCCAACGTACAAAGATTTTGAGCTTAAAAAACGACGCATGATGTATTCTCCTTGATTAGATCCAATTTTCATCTTGACCGCTGGCGATCGCGACGGCTTGTATGACGTAAGACTTGATGCTTGGGGAGGGGTGGTCCTTGTAGAACGCAGCCCAGTCTTTGACTGCGTGCAAAGAGCCGCACTCTTTTGTAACAGCGAAAGGCCAGGTATCGCAAACACCGACGATCTTTTCGCTAGGGATAATCAAGATGTCACCCATCTCGACACGAACCCCGCCATCAGTTTCGCCGATCTGGGTGGCGTCATACGCCTCGCCGGATGATTCAAAGTAATGAGCAGCCATAATATATTTCCTTGAGTTTATTAAACTAGCCAAGCATCAGCACCAAGTAACCCTTGGCGAATAGCGACTTCAACGGCGTTGTTTTCTACGCCTTCTGTCGCTTCTGTAACAGTCGCGCCTGCGGCCAGTTGTTCATCAATACAAGTACCACTCACAAACACTTCGCAAACTCGTCCTGTGCTGTCTTGCATCTTGATCGTGTAATCTTTTGTCATGATTAATTGTCCAATGCAGAGATAAAATCATCAGCAACATTGTCAATATCACCTAATGCTGAGCTCAGGGTATCAACAGCGTCATCGAGTGCAGAAGCGATAGCTTCCATTGACTGACCACGGTCAGCTTGTTGCAAGCCTTCAGGCAGATTGTCAAAAGCCTCTTGTTCTTCGTCTCTCAAAGACTCAAGAGTAGCATGCAGCTCTTGCATAGTTTCTAATGCGCTACGCAGTTCTTCAACTGCTGTTTCGATTTTGGCGCGACGGTCTTGGTTCATTTTGTATCTCCTAGTATTAAGCGAAAAAGCGACGGGGTGATTTCCATGTTGAGCCATTGCGTGAATCGCGGACCCAAACATAGTCTTCAGTGATCTTGATGATCTCACCAGTAATCAAGTCTTCGCGCTTTGCAGTGCGAGCAGATACGCCGTTATAGGCGACGACGCAAACTTCTGCGCCAATAGTAGGTTTTCCGTAAGCAGCTTCCATTTTGCAGTTCCTCAGGTAGTAGTTAGTAGTTAGCAGCGAGTCACTTTTGCAACTCACTGACTAAATTATAGCGCCGAACTAAGCATAAAACCGTCTGTAACTAAGTATTTTATAGGGTTAAACCCTTAAAACCTCTGTTTTAACTTTAAACTAAAAACTAAACCTTTCGTTTTAAGATTTTATGGCTTTCCTCAGTGCTTAGATCTTGACCATGCCGCCACGGTTATATTGAAAAGAGTAATCGAACGATCTAGGACGTCTCAGGACTTCGCTGTTTAAATCTTAAAACGAAAGTTTTAATTTAAAGTTTCACCTCATCATAACTAAATTTTATATAATCATCTTGAAAAAACCCGTTAAACTTAGCGGTATATGTATAACTTGTAACGGATAACTGTATGGAGCTGCGCTACTACCAGAGTGATGCCGAGTCAGCAGCGATTGACGCACTGAAGTCTGGACTCAATCCTGTGATTCAACTACCCACCGGATCCGGCAAGTCGCTTGTCATCGCGTCGATGGCTGCGAAGTTTGCCAAAAAAGGTGGACGCCTCGTCGTCTTGACTCACGTCAAAGAACTCGTCGCTCAAAATGAGAACACGTTGAAACGCTTCAGCCCCGATACCGTCACTGGTGTTTGCTGCGCGGGATTGAACCGCGACGAACCTGACCCTAATATAACCTTTGCGTCTATACAATCAGTGTTCAAACGAGGCGCTGAGTTTGCAGCACGCGGTACGGACTTGATCATCATTGACGAGGCTCATACCGTCCCCCCAGACGGGGAAGGGCTAATGTACAAGCAGTTTCTGCGTGAGTGCAACACGCGTCGATTAGGTCTTAGCGCTACGCCGTGGCGTCTAAGTGGCGGCACCATCTATGGCGAGGACAAACCCTTTGACGTCCTGTCTTATCAGCTACCCGCACTAGACCTCGTCCTAGACGGCTACCTTGCTCCGCTGAAGGGCGTAGAGACCGATTGGCAACTGAACACCAGCCTGATATCCAAGGTCGCGGGTGACTACAGTCAAAGCAAAGCAGGTGACCTTATTGCTACAGCAGGATGGCTTGACGCTGCGTTGAAGAACGCGCTGGGTCAGGTAAAGAAGCGTAAGCACGTGCTGGTTTTCTGCCCCACGGTAGCGACCGCTAAAGAAGCGTCTGACTACTTGAACAAGCACGGTCAGGCGGCTGAGTATATCAGCGCGGATAGTGACAATCGTGACGACTTGCTGAATGCTTGGAAGGCGGGTGAGTTCAGGTTCATGTGTAATGTGGATATCCTCACTACGGGGTTTGATTTCCCCGCACTTGACGCTATCGTCTGCCTACGCCCCACGCAGTCTAGCTCATTGTGGGTGCAGATGCTAGGTCGCGGTATGCGCATAGCGGACGGCAAGACTGACTGCTTGATCTTGGACTACGTCGGCAACCTCGCCCGTCTAGGCGGCGTCGATACAATGGAGTCGTGGTCTAAGGAAAAGAAAGACGGCAAGATGGAAATCATTGTCGAGAAGAAAAAGACCACCACGCCGAAGCAGGCAGTGAAGGCGGTAGGGCTTCAGGCGATTGACCCCATGCTGGGCAGTGCGAAGGGGTTGACGGTCAACGTGCTCAAGTGCTCATACATCGTACGCCGTAGCGCTCGTCATCCTGACTTGGAAATGCTGATGGCGGTGTACGATTGCGAAGCGGACAATGGGGTGGGGGTCAGC